GGTCTACACATATCTGCTCTAGTCATTGCGTTTTTTAGGTCATACGCTGCAAACAATGCCTGTTGCACATCTGCTAGTTTGATATGTTGCTTTCCCTTTTCAATAAGGGTCAAAGGGCTTAAAAATAGGTCAATCATTGCGTCATACTCCCAAAATATAAGACAAAAGGCAAGGCCAACAGGCAAGCCATAAAAGCACTGGCAATAAAATTTCTGTATGTCATGTTATGCCTCTTAAAACTGTTGGTAGACAAAAACGCCATCTTCTTCAGCAACAAGTAATGTATTTTCATGCAAAAATGTTCGCACGGCATTCGATACATCATCTCCATCTAAACCTTCGATGTCAATGCTATAGCTAGCTGCGATTTCTGCTGCTGTTTCTTCCGTGTATTCGCAACATATGGCGATAACGTCTAATTCGATTTGCTCGCCTGTATCGTGTTCGTACTGGTCAAAGTATTCATAAAGGGAAATCAAGGCACGGCGGCTAAACTGTTTATCCCTAAACATATCTTCAAAGGCTTGAATAAACGATTCTTGGTTGAGTGTTTGTTTCATTGTGAATGCTTCCTATAAAGGCCACAAAAGGCCGTCTATCGACTGGGCAAAATCGCCCCCAATGTGCCCCAATGGTGAGACACATTAAGGAAATTATACACTAGCTTTTTTGTAGTCAGCGTGAAACACACCGACCGAATATTTCAGCGAATTGAGAGCACGTCCTTTGGCATAGTCCAATAAGCCTCTCTCGTACAGGTGCATTGCGTCAGACAGCGATACCCTTGCGCTTGATTCCATGTCTCCCTTGCCGATGTGTTTTCTTGCAAGCTGGATTACTTTGGTTGTGTGCATGATATTTCCTGGTTAATGTGAATAGAGGCCGTTAACGACAAAGTATTCTACATCAAGTGCAGACGGAAGGTTTCCCGATACAGGCAGACCATCAGAGCCTAATACAGACCATCCCTGCATTGTATTCTTAATGGTGAATTGCTTACCGCTTGGTGCGACAACAAGACAGCCATCGGCAACATGACCTTTCATTGATGTGAATTCTGTAGATTTTACTTGCATGATTTTTCCTATGCTGAACAAGGCAAAATTGCCACCTAAGCCCACACTATAACGCATGGGCTTAAATAGTGTTTTACCGGTTGGCTGCCTGTAACAGCATGAATACCGCTGAGACAATCCATGATACCGATAAAGCTGCGATGATGTTGGGTACTAAGTTTTTCATTTGGTTTCCTTTTTTGCCTTGCACTATTGCTTGGCATGAATGAATTGTAGCAGCTTTTAAAGAGCTGTCAACATTTATTTTCTAGGTGTTTACCCTTAGCCTTTAGCGTAGGCACGTAGGGTTTTTACATATCCCTTAAAATCTTTATGGTTTTTAGCATTTCCATACCATGCCACAACCACAGTGCCTGATTTTTTAACACCTAGAAAAATCCCTTTGTTTTCCTTTGTACCCGCATAGACCCATTGTCCAGCTTGCGCGTGTTTAAGTAAATCGGTAGGTGTTTCCCATACGTTGAATGATGTGCAAAATTTCATGATAGTTTTCCTTTTAAGTTGATTAGGGAATTATACACTAACTGGAAATAATGCGCCATTGTTATTGATTGAAAACTCAATCTGCTTTATGGTAGGCACATAGCAGCCACTATAATCAGACCATTGTTCGCAATCATTGTTGCCCTCTTTCCATTTAAGCAGCACCACCGCAATACCAATCTCTGCAATGGTGTACACCTGAGCGTCACTATGTTCGCCTCGTGTGATGAGCTGACCAATGTATAGGTCTTTGAGATTAATTGCTTTAGCCATTGTGTTTTCCTTTGAAGTGTATGCCTTGCGTTATTGCTTGGCATGTGTGTATTATAGCAGGCTTTCACCATGTGTCAAGAAAAACATTTCTATGGCTGAGACCAACACCATAGCCAAAACCTATGACATCAGCTGCGCCTTTTGCTAGCAACAACCATGCCAACAAAGCCCATAACATTTCACATTGTGGGGAATCGACAATCTATTTGTTTCCATACCAACACCCCACCTATGTCACCTTTTCGATTATAGGCCGTTCTACGGCTTGGCACGATTCTTGATTGGCATGCTTCTTGCCTATGCTGTCGGCCTTGCCTCGCTTATGTTGCGCTGCAACAATGCACCAGTGTATGGTGATGCACTAAAATGGTGCACTAGGTATTTACCCTTATATATCCAAAATGGTCTATTGCTTATAACCTTATGACATATCAGGGAAAACCCTTATAGCACTACATTGGTGCATCAATGCACTACATTGGTGCTATTGGGGTAAACCCTTAGGTGCACTTATATGGTGCATCATCGCCCCACACACTTAGCCTTCACAGTACAGATAGTGACTCATCAGTCTACATTGTGACTACTCAGTCTATATTCTTACCACTTGGTAAAACTATTAATGACTCTCTAGTCAGTAGCGACTAAGTAAACTTAATTGATTTAGTCCTTGCGAAGTTAACTAATTAGCTAACAACATAGGGGGGGAGGGCTTAGTAGGCTATGAAACTTTTACAGGGCCTTAATAGCCTTACAAAAAGCTAAAAAGGACTATAATTAGAGACTAATAAACAACCAGTAAGTCCTTGATACCATTGAAGAATAGACTAAAAAGGGCTGGATGTACAAAATGCTACACCTGCGTTTGCAAAATGCACTCCCAAAGGGGAACTACAAAGACTAAAAAGTATAGAACATCGTAAATATATGAACTATTTGTAACAAACAGCTTGACATTTAGACAAAAGTGTGCTATAATATATGTTATAGTAAAAACTAAAGAGCAACTAAGATGTTTAAAGCCACTATAGAGGCTTTAAAGTAATGGTTTTTATAATTTATTAATAACAATAACTTTAAAGTCTCTATAGACTAATAGACTTTAAAGGGTAAATGTCTCCTAAAAGGATAAAGACAAATGGAACAAACAAAAGTAGTCCCTAAAACAAGGGGCAAAGGTCGTCCACCAAAAGCTGACCTCATAGCGGTTAAAGAAAGAAACAAGGGGAAGGTTGGTCGTCCTATTGGTGATGCTGGTCGTATTGAAGAATTCAAACAGAGGCTTCTGGCTACAGGCGGCACACGAATATTGGACAAGATGATAAGCATTGCCCTCAATGATGACCACCCCGGTCAGATGGCTGCAATCAAAATGTCGGTGGACAGACTTCTTCCGATGAGTACATTTGAGGCAGCGAAGAACGGTAGTGGGACGATGCCCACCATCAGCATTAATATAAGTTCGCTCACTCCTCAGAAAATAGAGACAGTAGAAGACATAACAGATATTGGCTAACCCGAAAGGGCTTTCAACACGTTTCAGGTGCGTGTGGCTGCACACCTGTTTTATTCCTTTGAAAGGGAACAACATGAAACAATGCACATCCTGTGGCATAGAAAAGCCTTTGATAGATTTTCATTGGCACTACAAAGATAAGAACATACGAAGACACGCCTGTAAGGTGTGTAGAGGCAAAGTTGAGAAAGACCGACAAAGACTTCCAGCAAGCGTAGCACATAGAAAAGAATATATGCTCAAAAAGCATTATGGAATGTCTCAAGAAGAATACAACCTAAAACTAAAAGAACAAAACAACGGTTGTGCAATTTGTGGTCGAACTCAAACAACAAAGAATTTAGCTGTAGACCATTGTCATACATCAGGTAAAATAAGAAGTTTATTGTGCGGCCCATGTAATACAGGTTTAGGACAATTTATGGACAATCCAGAACTGCTTATCAAGGCAGCGGATTATTTAAAGGAACATCATGGCTGAATTAGATTTTAAACTTTTGCAATGGCAGCAGAAAGTATTTGCAGACAATACACGGTTTAAGGTTATTGCTGCTGGTAGGCGTTGTGGTAAGAGTCGGCTTTCAGCTATCACTTTAATTATTGAAGCATTGAATTGTCCAGAGGGAAGCGCAGTAATGTATATTGCTCCCACTATTGGACAAGCCCGAACGATTTTGTGGGATTTAATCCATGACCTCGGTCGACAAGTCATCAAGAGCAGTCACGTAAACAATTTGGAGATAACACTAATCAATGGTCGGAAGATACTTGTTAGAGGAGCAGACAACCCTGACTCCCTGCGTGGTGTGTCTCTAACCTACGCCGTTCTTGACGAATGTGCGTTTATTAAACAAGATGTGTGGGAGAAAATTGTTCGAGCCTCTTTGTCTGACAAAAAAGGACGAGCCTTGTTCATTTCCACCCCTAGCGGACGCAATTGGTTCTACGATGTCTACAAGCTAGGAAAAGACGAGACAGACGAAGAATGGAAAAGCTGGCACTTCACCACACAGGACAATGAAACCATTGACCCAAAGGAAATTGAAGCAGCCAAGCGTACACTAAGCTCCTTTGCTTTCAAGCAGGAATATTTGAGTTCCTTCGATACAGCCGGAAGTGACATATTCAAGGAGAGCTGGTTTAAGACAGCCCCTGAGCCTAAAGAAGGTGCTTATGTCATGGCCTTTGACTTGGCTGGTTTTGAGGCTGTTGGTGCTTCCGTTAAGAAGCATTTAGACAGTACTGCCATTGCAATCGTCAAGGTGACGGACAATGGTGAATGGTGGGTACGCAAGATAGAGAGTGGTCGTTGGGACATCAAGGACACGGCTACAAGGCTCCTGAAGAACATTAAGGAGTATCAACCCATAGCTGTAGGCTGTGAGCGTGGAATGGCTAGAAACGCTGTTTTGCCCTACCTAACAGACTTTATGCGTAAATACAACACCTACGCCCACATCCATGAACTAACCCACGGCAACAAGAAGAAGACAGACAGGGTGGTCTGGGCCTTACAAGGGCGCATGGAGCATGGCAAGGTGACCTTTAACGAAGACGAAGATTGGGAAGAGTTCAAAGACCAGCTGGTTATGTTCCCCACTTCAGGCGTACACGATGACTTGGTTGATGCCTTGTCATATGTTGACCAACTCGCCATTAGCACTTATAACTCAGACTATGAGGAAGAAGAATATGAAACTTACGATGTTACGGCAGGATATTAACTAAGGAAAAATTATGTCTACATTTCAACTTGACCCTAACCAAGTATCACTTGGCATCCCTAGTT